GACAGGAGGCTCGCGGCAACGGAAGTTGAGATATTGACGGATGACGAGAAAAACGAGGCGGCGGAACTTTTGAGCGAATTTACGAACGGGAAAACAACGTAAGGAAAACTCATGAAAGAAAAATGCGGTAGGAAAGGGAGAAAGGGCAAATAGCATGAACATATCGCGTGACAAGAACTATTTCCCGCACAAGGGTCAAAAGGCGTTTCATTATGCTTCTGACGTAGTAGCCCGTTTTGTAGCGATGGTTTGTGGAATACGCGGCGGTAAAACGTATAGCGGGGCCCGGCAAGCACACAAACTCGCATGGAACTCAAAGAATGACGGCGCGTTTTTGATAGTTTCCCCGACTTATAAAATGCTTAAACGGACGACATGGCGTGCATATAAAAATGCCGCTTGGCCGTGGATACTCAAAGAAAACGCAACGGATCATATCATAACGCTTAAAAACGGGCGTGAGGTATTTGGGTTCAGCGCTGAGGATCCTGACAGCATACGAAACGTTACCGCAAGTGGGTTTTGGGTTGATGAGGGCCGCGAAGTGAATAATTTCTCGGGTTTGTGGGATATACTCTTGGGCCGTGTGTTATCATCCGGCGGCAAGGGCATAGTTACAACCAGCCCTAACGGGTTTGATGGTATCCATGAAGTCTTTGTTGATAAGAAAGAAAAAGATTATCTCTTGCTTCAATTTCCAACTTATCTGAACGAATACATCCCGGCGGACGCGATAAAAGACCTTGAACGTAAATATGACCCGAAATTTGCTCGGCAAGAGATACACGGCGAATTTATCATATTCGAGGGGCAAGTTTATTACACGTTCGACAGGAATAAGAACGCCAGCGACTTGGCCTTAGAAGTGGCGGTCTATAATCCTGACTTGCCAATATGCCTATGTTGTGACTTTAACGTTGATCCCATGGCGTGGGTGATCGCTCAGGTGAAAGATAATTTATCCACAGGGTTGAGAGAAGCATATTTTGTAGATGAGATATTTATGCGTAACTCGAATATTTACGAATGTTGTGAAGAGTTCAAACGCAGATATCCGAACCACAACAGTGGCATGTTTCTATACGGTGACGCGACGGGTAACGCACGAAATCAGCAATCGAACGTCACGAACTGGAAAATCATACAAGAAGAACTTGCCCGGTACAATATCATCTCGAAACGCGTCCCCCCAAAAAACCCGGCAGAACGCGATAGGGTGAATGCCGTAAACGCTATGCTCTGCAATTCGCATGGAGAACGCCGGTTGCTTATCAATCCGGCGAAATGTCCTAAACTTATCCGTGATTTCGAGCAAGTATCTTACAAAGAGGGAGCTGTTCTGATAAACAAAAACAAAGATCTGCTTCTCTCTCACGTATCAGACGCGGCAGGTTATTTTATAGAGAAAGAGTTCAGTCTTAACTTTATGCCAATACAGGGGTTGAGGGTTTAATATGAGCACAATCAGCGATCTTATAGGAAGCCGACATAGCATATACCGTAAAAACGTATCGTTTTGGAACTTCCTTATGCAGAGTTATGAAGGGGGCCGGGATTATATCGGCGACGCTCGAATGGCAAGGAATGAGATCATAATCGTCAACGGTAAAGAGATGGATCTGAGTACAAGGACAAACCTCTTCCAACACAAAAAAGAACGAAACGAGGATTTTAGATCGCGTATCAATATGAGCTATTATTACAATTTTTGTGCGCCGATAGTGGATATTTACACGAACCATTTGTTCAAGAAACCGATACTTGAAAACTGGGGCAACATTAAACAGATAATTGAACGACGGAAAGAGAATATTGACGGCATGGATGGTTCCATATTCGAATTTCGAAAAGACGTTGTTGATCTCATGCAGATATATGGTCACATCTTTGTGGTGATAGATAAACCTAAAACAGGGCAAGAGATATTGACCTTGCAGGATCAGATCGACCAAGGTGCGTTCCCATACTTCACCGCATTTCACCCACAGAACGTTTTGAACTGGAGTTTGGATAAAAATGGCAGACCGTACTGGGTATTGGTCAAAGAAAACTATGACGGGAATGTTGATCCCATGCAGTATGACGCGGATAAGGCGGAGATAGGCCAATATCGGGTATGGACGCGATCAGAATGGATACTGTTCAACTCGGACGGTAATGAAATAGGCCGCGGGTCACATAGCGCAAAACAAGTGCCAATAGTGTGCATTATGAATAAGCGTAGCAAACAGTACGCCAATTTTATGGGTATTTCTTCGTTATCGGATATCGCGTATATCAGCCGGGACGTATACAACGCATGTTCTGAATTGAAACAGATATTGAGGGATCAGACTTTCTCAATACTGACTATTCAGGGGGAGAGTCGGGAGTTTAACGAAATGGTTGTTGGGACCAGTCGGGCGTTATTATATCCAGAAAACAGAGAACGTCCCGGGTATATCAGCCCGGATTCAGCAAACGCAGAAACCTTGTTTAAATATATAGACAAGCAGATAAGTGCCATGTTTCGTTTGGCGAAACTGGAAGGCGGAAGTGCTGATTTTAAAGGCCAAGATGCGGTAGCACAATCCGGCGTATCTAAGGCATGGGATTTTAACGAAACGAATCAGGCATTGAGTGAGAAAGCATTGAATATGCAGGACGCAGAAAACAAGTTATGGCGCATATTCGCGGCATGGGAAGGAAAAGAGTTTGACGGGTCTATCCAGTATCCGAACGAGTTTTCAGTAGAGAGTTTAAATGATGATCTCGATATGGCCGAGAAAGAGTTGAAATTAAACTTGGGTAAGACGTTTAACATCGAGATAAAGAAAGCGATCGTCAAGAAGAAGTTCCCGCGAATGGATGAGAAAGACATTGCGGAAATGGTCCAAGAGATAGAGACAGGGGAGACAAACGCGGAAAAGACCGCGGCTCAAAAGAGTATCACACCCGGAGGCCGGTTGTTCGGCCGTTTAGGGGAGATACAGAACGCCAACTCTGGCGGACAAAAAGGAGGAGCAAATGTTTAATTTTTTTAGAAGTTTTTTACCATGTATGTTGGGGATTGTTGACGCTGGCGCCGGGGCCGGTGGTGATGTAAAGACATTCACGCAGGAGCAGATCAATGTAATCGTCCAGGATAGGTTAAGCCGGGAACGGGAAAAGTTTTCAGATTATGAGGACCTTAAAAAGTTCAGGACGGAGCATGAAAAGAAGCTTGACGAAACTAAACAGAAAGAACTCGAAGCGGCAAAACAATACGAAGAACTCAAGAAAGGGTGGGATGAGAAAGAGAATAAGTACAAGTCCGCTTTAAGCGATAAAGACACCGCCATAAAAGGTTTGAAGATAGATCATTCACTCAGCCGGGAAATAGCGACGCAGAACGCATACCCGGAAGTGCTGGATGTTCTGAAAAACCAAGTCTTTATTGGTGACGACGGCGCGGCATATATGAAAGGCCGCGATCAGGTCGGTAATGAGATAAACATATCCCTGACAGACGGGGTCAAAAAATTTCTGGAAGCACGTCCGCACCTGGTTAAAGGCAATACAGGCGCGGGCGGGGGTACGGCCGCAGCCGCGGCAGCAGGTGCCGCTGGCGCTGGCGAAACACTGGAAGAGCTGAATGAAGCGCTTGTCCAGGCGAAAGCTTCCGGCAACGTTGTCGAAGCAAAAAAAGTGTCCGAGAAGATAAAAACTTTTTTTGTTAAAAAAGGGATCTCTCGGAGTATTTGAAACAGAAAAGGATAGGTGAGAAAAATGGCTGCTACAGACACAACCACTTTAGCAGAGGCTATTCCAACGATTGTTGCGAGTGCCCTGTTAGAGCTCGAAGAGGGAGATATAGTTAGACCGCTGGTCACGAACATAGGGTTCGCAGGCCAGGCGGGAGTGGTACATAACACGCCGTTCATAACGAAACTGACATCCGAAGAGGATGATTCGCTTGCCAGCCAGGCTATGGATTCAGGAACGAGCGCGGAAACTTCGCCCAGTGCGGCAACTGTGGGCGTACATGGCGCATATGTTGCGTTGAAAGATATTGCGGCACTTGCGACTGTGGACGACATGGCGGCCGTTGCGGGTAAACTGATCGGACAGTGTATAGTGACAAGGCGAGATCTTGACCTTGTTACCC